TGGTGCAAGATAATGATTTTTTATCAGCCACTTTGCGGAAACTCCCTCAATCAGAACGTCATTGACATCGCCCAGACCTGAACCGTCCAGTCGGACAGGAGTAGCCGTCACCCCAAGACGGCAGACATTCGGAAAAGAATTATAAATTCTTTTATAAGTTGTGGCTTTAGAGTGATGATTCTCATCGGTTATGATAAGTGCAGGTTTTTGTAATTTTGAAACTCTTCTTGTGGCTGTCTGTACCATCATAATATCGGCATTTTTCATATCAACACCCCAATAACTGAACGTCTTTTGAATCTGGTCAACGAGTTCTTTCCGATGCACAAGAAATAATACATGATTTTTCTTGTCCGTGGTGCGCTTTGCAATTTCAGCGACTATCACGGATTTACCGCCTCCGCACGGTAAAACCACACAAGAGGCTTTAAATCCGTGCAGATAGGCTTGTCTCACACGATTGACAATATCAGTCTGATATGGACGGAGTTGTTTCATTTTCGGCTTGCTCCTTACGTTTTTTGATTTCTTTCAGCATACAATTCCAACAAAGCATTCTGCCGTAATTTTTGAGCGTACCCTGTGCAATTTCATCAGCCGTTTTCTTTGCGTTACTCGTGATAACCATTCCGCAGTCGGCACATCTGCTCGGCTCTGCTCCGTTTGACAGCCAGTCACGGAGAGAACTGCCAAGTTCAGGAGTAATAATGCCATTCCAATTGTCAAGAAAAGTCGTATCTTTGGAAACGATTGCAATATGATTTTTTGCGATATTCAGCACTAAATCAAACTCATATTCTATGTTCTCACGCTGAACAGGTGCAAGTCCAATTTTAACAGGTACGGTCTTTCCACGTTCATTTTGTTCCATAGCATAAGCCATTTTGGTACGCATTGTCACAATGACGTGGCAATCGAGTGAAAGCAGTTTATTTATCAGCAAATTTTGTTTCTTGCCTGCATCGTTCCATGCTGTGAAAGAATTTTTTCCGGTTTGCTGTTCTACAGTTTCTTTGAAGTCGAGTACACCGCCTTCACCCTCCCACGCATGGGAAAAACTGTCGATAATTACAACACCGTCTGTCCCGACTGCCTTCTGTGCTTCTGTTGCGATTGCAATGTAACGTTCAGCGGAAAACGGCGGGGTCAGCTCCTGATAGAGATATTCCCCAACATTGAGGTCAGAACGATTGCCGTAGAACTGCCCTCTGCCGTGTTCTGTATCAATGAGGGCGATTTTTTCCCAATTGCCTGTGACACCATATGCAAGGTAGAGAGCAGAGAGAGTTTTTCCTGCTCCGCTTGGACCTGCAAGGGCGACACGCATTTTTACAGCTTTTCGCTGTACTTTTTTGAATGCCATGAGTATTTCCTCCTATTTGATTTGAATATTTTGGTGTTCTACAAGAGATGCACCCTTGATTTTTTTGCCTGCAAGCAGTGCCGTCTTGATAGCCGCCTTATCAGGAGTATAAGTGATTTTCTTGACGCTCCATTTTTTCGGGAGCAGTTCAGCATCTACTTCTGTTGTGGTTGACTTTCGGAAAGAAATGCGGACTTTTGCCGTTTCAAACGGCTGAAAATTGAGTGCATTTGTCAGCCAGTTCCTAAGAGACTTCGCTTTGGTTTCGGCTGATTTCATACGCTTATCAAGATTGTCACGCTCCGCCTTGATTGCCGCTGCATCAGATTCCAGATTCTTTATCCAGAGTGCCACACTTTCAAGCTTTGCACTGCGTTCCATCATCAGGGCATTGAGCTTTTCTTCATCGATAACCTCACCTGTTTCACCATCTACACAGTTATAAATTGCGGATTCGATTTCATACAGCGTTGCCATGTCAGTTCACCTCCGGTTTAGTTTTCTCAGATTGCTGCGGATTGCACAGAAAAACGCCATTTCTTTAAGCATTTTCGCTCCGATGCGGAGCAGTTCAGCCGTTTCTGCATCAACAGCTCCGCTGTCTGCTTTGGCTTTCATTTCTCTGGCAATTGTGAGCTTGTTCTCATTGGGTTGTATCAATTTCTTCATTGTTTTCTCCATCTCCTTCAAAAATTGCTTTCAGCAGTCTTTCTTCTGCTGAATTTGAACATCTGTGTATTTGTTCTGTATTATGCAGTAATGCTATACAGAGACCTGTTGTTTCCCTGAGCAATCCGGAAGCTCTTTTCAGCAGTTTTGCTGTCCAGGGGTCAACTGTAGATTTTTCTGCTGCAAAAGACATCAGCCATGCAACATCTGCGTTTTCCCTCATATTGAATTTTTTCTGGTAAAGCTTGCTTTTGAGTACCATGATACTTATCCTCCTTTCCATTAGATTGAGTGGTTATTTCACCCTTCATTATATAAATGGACATTTGAAAGGCATTTGGACGAAATTTTTTCAAATTTATTTCTATGAAGTATCGCATATATTTACTTCTTCACTATATAAGTGGACATAAAAATCCTACAGCTATCGCTTCTGGAAATAATTCTGAAAGACGCTTTAATTTCTGTGCTGCTGAAATTTTTTGAACGACCTTTTCATCTACTATACAAGTATCAAGAAAAATATCACCATTAAGTTCGATTTCCTGCTCTAAAGAATAATCACTATCACCAGAAGTGCGATATCGGCAATAATCACAGTTGCCGTCACACTTACTGCGATAACTTCCGGGACAAATACACTGTCCATGTCTCTGAGCTTTTTTGCGGATACGTCCTGTTTCACGTCTAATAGCAACATAGATAGTTTCTGTTACTGAAATAAATTTGATGAGATTTGAATTTTCTGAATCCCGCACAGGAATTTGATATAATTTTGACATAAAAACCTCCACTTACTTGACGAAACATAAAATTCTTGCAGAATAGAATTTTCAGTTTCAGATTGTAGTTTATCAACACTGTCAGGCAGCATTGAACTGTTAATGGGTAACCGATGCAGTGCGGACAGTTTTTGTCTTGTCCAGGACAGAATTTTGCTTTCCAATATCTAAATGGACATGAAAAATTCATTTGGACGAAAATTTTTTAAAAAAATTTTCTCTGCTTTCAAAAATTGATTTTTTGTACAAAGAATGTACTGAAAATTTAGCTGATTTTCCAGTCTGGAATTATGATGTTGTTTAGTGTATCGCTACTCTCAGGTTGATGTATAAAAAATAAAAAAAGCCTGTTTCCATAGCAGACACAGGCTTACATTTCAGCCGAAAAATCGGCATATATAAAATATTATAACATTTTCTGACAGACAAGATTTTTCAGAAAATGTGAGAAACAGGATACCTTTTGATATACTATAATTTTCAGTACATTAAAAAAGCTGGCTGGCTTTGAATGCATTTTAGAATAATTTTTCATGAAAAACGTTAAAAAATGCCTGAAAATAATGCTGTTGAAAAAGCTTAAAAAGCCTGCTCCTTTTATAGAAAACAGGCTGATTTTATATTAAAATGATTTTATGTACAAAACAGACAAATAAAATTGTCTAAAGTCATTGCAAAAATGTGGGATTTATGGTATAATATGAAATATATTAAGTATCTTCAGGAGGTCGTCCTATCATGATAAATATTCGCAAGCTCGAAACCGAACTGTGGGAATCTGCCGACCTGCTCCGTGCTGGCTCAAAACTCACATCCAATCAATACTGTATGCCTGTACTGGGGCTGATTTTCCTGCGTTATGCGTACAGCCGTTTCAAGATGGTTGAAGCAGAAATTCTTAAAAATCGCCCTTCTCGTGGCGGTCGTGTCATGCCTGTTGAAGCAAGTGACTTTACAGCAAAAAGTGCACTGTTCCTGCCGGAAGAAGCACAGTATCAGTATCTTGTAAAGCTCCCTGACAATATCGCAGAAGCAAACCTCATAAACTGCGACGGTCAGAAAATGAACAGCCTCGGCGAAGTTGTCAATAATGCCATGCAGCTTGTCGAGAACCAAAGCGAACAGCTCGCTGGTGTTCTTCCAAAGGACTACACAATTTTCTCTGATGAATTGTTGTCAGAGTTGCTTCGCATTTTCAATAATTCTGCACTGGATGATGTCGGCGGCGATATTGTCGGAAGAATCTATGAGTATTTCCTGAATAAGTTTGCAAAGAATATCGCTCAGGATGACGGTGTGTTCTTTACGCCGAAATCTCTGGTAAAAATGATTGTCAATATTCTTGAGCCGACTTCCGGTGTTCTGTTAGACCCTGCCTGCGGAAGTGGCGGTATGTTCGTGCAAAGCGGTGATTTTGTCAATTCTTCCGGTATGAATGCCAATGCTGCTATGACTTTCTACGGACAGGAAAAAGTCGAATATAATGCACAGCTTTGTCTCATGAATATGGCTGTTCATGGTCTGGCAGGTGTTATCAAGTCCGGTGATGAAGCAAATACTTTTTATCACGATGCACACAACCTCAACGGCTGTTGTGATTACATCATGGCAAATCCGCCGTTTAATGTAGATAAAGTCAAGGCTGAATCCTGCGAAAGTGCCGGACGGCTTCCGTTTGGTCTGCCGTCTGTCAATGCGAAAAAAGAAATCGGCAACGCAAATTATCTCTGGATTTCCTATTTTTATTCCTATCTGAACGAACACGGCAGAGCCGGTTTTGTCATGGCTTCTTCTGCTACTGACAGTCAGGGAAAAGACAAGGATATTCGGGAAAAACTCGTCAGAACAGGTCATGTGGATGTCATGATTTCAGTCGGGAATAATTTCTTTTATACAAAGTCGCTTCCGTGTTCGCTGTGGTTCTTTGATAAAGGCAAGCCTGAAATGATTCAAAACAAAGTGCTTTTCATTGATGCACGGAATTATTATACAGTCGTTGACCGCACCTTGAACGAGTGGAGCGAATGGCAGCTCCAAAATCTGAATGCGATTGTCTGGCTGTATCGGGGAGAAACCGACAAATACACAGCTTTATTGCAAAAATATCGTGATGAACTGAAAAGCGATTTGCTTTTGCGGAACTGGTGAAACAGCTCCACGAGGAGAAAAAGGCTCTCCGCACAGAGGCAAAATCCGCCGTGGAATCCGCCGGAAAGCGTGATAAAAAAGCGGTACAGGCGGAATATGACAAAAAAATAGAAGCCATTG